CACGTCTTACGATAGGGAATACAACAGTTTCAAATGAACCTGAAGACCCGTCAGACGTTGCTTCGTTAATTAAGAAAGACGCTTGGTTCTCATATAATTGAGCTACGTTTTCTTTTAGGTGACCTTTAAGGCCTTCTAGGAATCCTAATTTATCCCATTTGTTAATTGTATCTTCTTTGATAACTTTAAGGTGTTTTAACCCGATGTTACCAACAAGACCTGATTCTAATAATGCTCCCATTTTTTTGGTTTTTTATTTTTTTTTTAGTTTATTTTATTTTATTTTAATTTTGACATTAAATCTTTCATTCTTAAGAACTGAGGATTTTCATATGTTTTAGACTCAATCAAATTAGCCGATGACCCTGTCGATGGAGAACTTTGAATAGTTCTTTCAATTGACTCATTCATTGGTTGATTTGTCTTAGACGAAAGGTTATCTTTTAATGTCTTATACAAGTTTTTAGATTCTTTAATAGTTTCAACACTATCAAAACGTCTTAAGATATTAATCTTTTCTTGTTTTGATGTTGAATGTTCTGTGAACAAACGTGTAGCGTATGCTAAGTTTGAGTTGAACACTGCAACTTCGTTTAATTTATTTCTAAAAATGTTAAGTGCTTTTCTGTACTCTTCATTTTTTTCTCTAAGAACTTGTAATTCTCTGTTATCAATACTTTCTTTTTGGATTGCCGTGTTAAATTTTGAATGAGCTCTTGGTTTTGGTAAACCGCCAGTTCTAAAATTAGAACCACTTCCTAAAGTTCTTGATGCTTCTTTGGTTTCAACCTTTTTAACAGTTTTCATATCACCGTCAAGATTTTCACCCTCTTTATATTCAAATTTTGCTTTACCAGTACCCATGGTTTTATTAACTGTTCTTTTTACAGTTTTAAAACCACCTTCTTGGTTAGGTTTGTTTGAATATATTTTTTTCTTATTTGGATTTCCAATTCCGACACCTTTAGGTTTGATTGACATTTTCTTAGATTCCATTACAGGTTCATCATCGTCGTATAGACCCATGTCTTCTTCGCCTTCTTGTTCGTCAAATTCAATTTCATAAACAATTTCTTCACTGTCCATTTCTTCTTCTTCTTCGTCAAATTCTATTTCATAAACAATTTCTTCACTGTCCATTTTAGGTTCGTCCATTCCAAAATCCATTTCTTCTTCTTCGTTAGTGTTAAATACTTTATCGATGATGCTATTAATGTCGTCTTCGTCTTCGTCTTCGTCTTCGTCTTCCATGCCAAAATCTGACATATCATCCATTTCGAACATTTCTGTTTCATCAACGTATTCGTCACCTTCTCCGACAATCATATACTCTTTTTCAGAATCTTTAAGATTGATATTACCTGAATTATCTTTGGTAACCACGATATTATCTTCAGGACCCATTAAGCTGAATACACGTAAGATTTCATCCTCGTCATCAACGTCAGTAAGGTCAATAGTTTCGTCGTCATCCATAGAATCTTCATCATCCATAGAATCTTCATCATCCATATCTAAATTATCCATATCCAAGTCCAACCCTTCTTCGTCAGACATATCGTCTTCCATTTCAGGTTCGTCCATTTCAATGTCTGTTTCAATCTCATCTTCTTGTTCAGTCAGAGACTCTTTTACTAGTTCTTTGATTTCTTGCTTCATAGTTGAAGCAAGTATTCCTTTTGCATTTTCAGCAACTGCATCCTCTAAATTTTTCATTTGGATGATTGCTTCTTCAACTAAAGATTTTTCTTTTGCCATTTGTATGTTTTTAATTTACTATATAAATATCCCCAATGTTAAAAAAGTTTTAATTAAACTAATTTAATAATTGGTTTTTAATTTATTATAAATAGTGCCATTTTTAAAAAAAAACAAAAAAGGGGACTAATGCCCCCTTTTTATTATTATCGAAATGTGAAAATTTTATTCTATCACCTCATCAATTTTACTTTCAACAATTGCGGTTAATCTCCAATCCTGTGTGTAGTTTTCGTAAACTTTAGTTACTTTGGCCTCAACATCAGTAGGGTTATAACCTTTTACTAATTTTTCTTCTCTTAATTTTTTAAGTTTTCCCGATTTTTCATCAATCATATCGGTTGTGATTTTTGCAATAAAATACTTTTCGTCCATGTTATAAATTTTTTTAATTTCCTAAATAATCGGTTAATTTTCTCATTAAGTCAAGTGATTTGTTACCATTTTCACCAACATTTCTTTCTACCGACATTTTTTTCTCTTCTTCCAAGTTCTCGTCAAAGTTAAATCTATCTTCAGGATTTTGGAATAAGTATGCTCCAGGTGTTGATGGTGATGATACTAAGTCAAAACAGATTAATTCAAAATCTTCTTGTACTTCATTCTGTTCACCAACTTTTTTAAGGGAACCCACCCCTCTTGAAGAAATCCCTAAGGTAACACCTTGTCTTAGGTAGTTAGCCGCCAAATCTCCTTTAGTTGATACAATACCTCTTTCGTGGAATCCTGGTGAAGTGAGTAATTGTATCTTACCCATTAATATAGGTCCTTCCCACCATATTTCATTTATTGCGTGAGATACTCTATCTAAGTCAATTAATGATGATTCAGGATGATTTAACTCTGAAAGAGCTGTACCTTTTTCTATCATTTTTTTATAGTTTTCCGCTTCTCTTTTTAAAATACGTTCAGGATATATTCTACCATTTCTATTTGGGGTGTTATATTTTTGTAATACCGCATAAAATTCAAATGGTTTAGAATGGTCTAACATATTACCTTTAGATTCTCTAATTAACTTTTCGTTACGATTGTCATTTGGATTAATATATCCCGCATCGTATTCAACAAGAATTGATTTTTTATTCAACTCGTTATTAATATTAATTTTTAAATTATCCATTTTTTTACCACAAATTTTCATTTATAACCACCAAAGGTTTTATATAAATATTAAACATTCTCTAATTGTAGCATCTCATCGTTTGTTTTGATTTTTTTAGTTAGATAAAAGTTAAAGTAATTGTTACCTATAAAGTTTTCGTAAAAAATTCTAGTAGTAATATCTTTAAGAGACTCTTTAATTTCTTTTGATTTAAAGTCATGTCCTTCATGATTCAAAAAGAAATTAATTTCTAAATTCATAAAAGATTTTTTACCTTGATTTAGTCCGCTGGACCTTAAATCTAAATCCACTATAAATTTATCATCAAATAACTCTTTATCTAAGGATTCGTAGATTGAATGTTTTATGGCTCTGTTCATATTAAGAACTGTCCGTGACCAATTTTGACACTCTGTGGTCGGTTCCACCCATGTTTGGATGTTAAGATAGAGTGACTTAAAATTCATCGAATCAACTGTTCCATATATTATTTTGGCGGTGTTGAATCCGTGAATATGTGAGGTTTTCCCCTTTTTCATTAAATTTCATAATTTTTAAGTTTATTGTTTTTAGAAAAATAGGTATATTTACAGCAATAGTCAAAATAAATATAAACTCAAAAAAATATGTTAATAGTAAAAGTAGGAAAGAATGTAACTCTTGAAAAAGCGTTAAAAATTTACAAAAGTAAAGTTATAAAGACAAGACAAAGTAGAGAATTAAACGAGAGAAAAGAATTCCAAAAAAAATCCGTTAAAAGGAGAAATGAAATTTCAAAAGCAAAATACGTACAAAAAAAATATAAATCAAACAATGATTAAAGATTCTCATTCAAACTTTTAAGTTTGAAATAAGTTAACTTGTCGTATTTTTCTGATATTACTTTATCAAGAGTTTCATCAATTCTTATTTGAGTTGACTTGTCCTTATTATTATTTTTCATTTCAGTTAATTTATTCACAACACTTTCTTTAACATTATCAAATTTTTGATTTAAAGTAACATCATCTTCAGATAAAAATTTTGTTAATTCTTTTTTATCTGACTCACTTAATGACTCAATAAAATTTGAGATTGTTTTATTTGCAATGTTTACCATAGAGGTTAACGGAATTTGAACGGTGTCTGTTTTCTTGATAGGTAATTTCTTAATAGTTTCAGAAATAAGTTTTTTACTTGTTATTCTTGATTCAATTGTTAAAATATCTCTTGAGAATAAATTATCAATATTATTATACTGATTAACAACTTTAGAATTTTTAACCCATAACTTTAGTGGGGTAATATCCGACTCTTGTATTTTATTAACGGTATTTTCATAAATGGTAATACATTCATTCACATAATCGTCAACAATAGATTCTGCCAATCCTTTATTAGAAGATAAATCATCATACAAATAAAAAAGTTTGCGTATCTTTTTATTTTCTAAAACTAACTTTTTAAATTTTTTGAATTCTTCTTTAAATGTGTCATTTTTATATGACTCTAATAACACATCTTCAATCTTTGATTTAATTATTCCAAAATTTGTCATCTCTTTTTATTTATAAATATCAATCTTTTAGAATTTTGTTTAATTCTTTCTCTATTTCACCTAAAGAATTTCTCGCTTTAGATAAATCAATAAATGAATCTGACTCTGTTAAGTTATCACTTTCTAATAAAATTGATAAATTATCACGTTTAAATGACTCAGGTGTTATCCCCGCGTCACCACCTATTTCAGGACCTGGAGGTGGTGGTGGTGCTCCTCCGCCAGTATCTTCAGGACCTCCTAATCCTCCTAAAGGTGGTGGGGTCGCTCCCACAGTTTGGGTTGCGCCTGATTTAACACCATATAATTTGTCAATATTATCAAATACTCCTGTATGGTTGATAATAGTTGCGGTATTAGTTAATTCTGCCCCAACGGCTTTCTCAACACGTTGTTGTTGCAAATCTAATTTAATTTCTTCATCCGAGAATCCTAGTACATGTTTCTTAGCCCAAGTCACTGACACTGGTGCAATACCCTCGATTGCCGTTACAGCATCTTTGTATAATAAAACTTTTTCTTTCCAAACATCAATTTTTAATAAATCGGCTTGTGTTGATGGATTAGTTAATCCTAAGGTAAAGTTTGATAATTCATCTTCAAAACCTAATAAGAATAAATGTATGATGGCGATTTTATTCATTTCTGCAATCATAGATTTTTGAATTCTATTAATTGTTCTTGCAAAACGGATGTCTTGTAATGATAAATTCTTACCATCACCAACCACTTCCTCAAACCCTAAAAACGCCTTAGGTACCCGAAGTGCGGTTAATAATTTCTTTTGGATGTATTCAATATCGGCAATCTCAGAAAGGTTCTGAGCTCCAGGTAAAGTATCAATTGGATTTGGCGCCGCTTGGTCACGAACAGGAATAAAATAATCTTGGTCAACCGCCATTTGGTTAAATCTCATATCAACATTACCTGATTGACTATCAACCACCTGACTACGTTTAAATTTGTTTGCAACACGTTGTACATATGCCTCAACATCTTTATCGTCCATGTTACCAACAAAAACTTTAAATACACGTCTTTCAGGTGCTCTTGAAGTCCGATAGATTAACATTGCGTCTTCCGACAATAATAATTGTTTCCAAATACGTCTTGCTTTTTCTAACATAGAAGTACCATAAGGTAATTTTCTATCATCACCTAATAATCTAAAGTGAGCAATTTCCCATGAATTAAATTCCATGTCTTTAGCCTTCCACTTAAATCTTAAACCTTTGTTTTCTACGGGTTCCTCAACGTTTGCAGATTTTGCCGCCATACCTCTTTCAAGTCGTTCAATCTCAATATTTGGTAATTGCATACAACCAACAATACCTTTCTCGGCATCTAATTTTAAATAAACAAAATTATCACCGTATTTTGCGGTATTTCTTGTCCACATTGGTAAATTAGTATTGATGTCTAAAACATTATTAAATAAATCAATTAAGATTGATTTAATACGTTTAGATTCTGAATAAATTTGTAACATGTATCCATTTTGGTCAACAGTTGTTGATTCTTCACCGTAGATATCTAAAGCCGCCGAAATTTCGGGAGTATATTCCATAGATTCGTAATCATAAAATGATGCTAATCTTGTTGGTTCATAATAAACCGCTTGAGTATATAAGTTACTCTCAATTTTTGTCCATTGATTGGCTAAGTAAAACGTTTGTTGAGCTTGTAGTTTTTCTCTTTCGTATTCCTGTTTTGATGATGTTTTTAATAATTCAGTCTTGTCTAAATTATATGTTGGATAATCTTGATTTAACAGGGCGTTAGGCCCAAAAGCTTGGGATAACCTCTGCCAAACTGTAAATTGATTATTTTGATTATTTTCCATGTAATAAATTTAATTCTAATTATCTATAATTAAATAGTTAATTTTGATTACCTTTTTTTCTGTTAGGGTCACCTTTTTGTTGGTTTATTTTATTATCACCACCAGGTTTAACATTACTAATACCCTGACCAGGCACGTTTAATTTACTGCCATTAAGCTTATTCCCCGATTTTTTTCTAGAAGTTAATCCCATGTGATGTTTTATTAATAAATATTATCTAACACCAAATAACCAACCATACTTTTGATAATCTTCTCTAGACATGTTCTGACTGTTATACTGATTAATTCTTTCAGACATGTGCGGTATAACAGGATTAAATTCTAATTTTTTTGATGTTTGGTCATTATTATTAACCGCCCAAGCCTCAATCATCGCTTTAGTGTGCTCAACAACCTTAGTCAAATTACTAAATGAAGACTCGGCAACGTAAGTTGCCATAGCCACCGACATAATTAAATCGTCATGATGTCCTTTTTGGTGGTCAGGACGGCCATTAATGTAGATGAACGTATTCATTTCATTAAAAAGTCTTGAACTATAAATTTTAAATCCATGTCTCATCCCCTCTTCAAATGACGAGATAATTTGAACCCTTTTATTGTTAAAGTTAATCCCTGGTATTTTTTCATGTGCCTTGGCATCGTACTTCCACTTATTAGCAGTATCGACACCATCAACATATAAGTCTTTGTAACCCATTTCCTGTAATTTTCTTGATGTGGAAACACCCATACCGCCAGTAATATCAATTACAATAAAACATGAATACATGTTGGCCCATTTATAACAAATTTCCGCCATAGTATCTGGTGGTAATTTACCAACATATTCTGCAACCTGTTCTCTCTCATCAAAATCAATAATTTGAAAGGAGCTAAAATCTTCACTATCTCCACGAGATACGTCAACCCCCATAATGTATTTATGGCCAACAACAGGTTCTTTCCAAATCCATAAAGCATTACCCATCATTTTATTCTTGGGTTCTGTAATAGAATTTTCTCTAATAGTTTGTAACATTTTAGAATCAAATACGTTATCACCTGAACCTAAGAAGTTACATTCCAACTCCTGAGATACTTTACGTTTATCATATTTTAATTTCTTAACCATCGCCTCAAACCAAGAAGAACAAGGTTTATAACCTTGGTCCATTAATTTTTTTAGTTCACTATAATCTCTTTCGGACGCTGGTATATGTGACCAACTAAGTATATCTTTTTCACTATACTCTTCTTTATTTAAAAGATAGTGAATCATATCCTCGGTTTTAACTAAATATAAATCTTTTGTATAACGAGGGTCACGAAACCAATACATTTCAGTAATCCTAAAGTCATTCATGTTTCTTAATGCTTGGTCGTATATTTCATAATAAATTCGGTCATAACCATTTGGCGTTGAGACTACAATTACTTTACCTCCTGTAGATAGGGACGCCATACAAGCCGCCCAAAAATCACTGTCGGCCTCGATAAACGCCGCCTCATCAAATACAAGTATTGTAGGAGTAAATCCACGTAAGGCATCTTTAGATGTTGCAACGGCTTTAACCTCACTACCGTTATTTAATTTATAATGTTTTTGTGAGTTTTTTTCAACTGCAAAGTCAACCCCAACCCAACTTGGCCATTGACCAACAAAGGCTCTAATCTTGTTCGCCATTTCTAATGACGTATCAAGTTTATTAGCAATTATAAGAACTTTTTCGGGTTTATTTTTTTTAGCAAAAGAAAGTTTCATCGAAGCCCAAGCTGCGGTAACTGTAGATACTCCCGCTTGTCGATATTTTAGGGCGATGTTTTCGTTATAATTCTCGTAATCTTCAAGTAATGATGCTTGGTCAGGAAATAATTCTAATGGTACGTATTTAGAAACTGTATTGTCGTAGGTTTGTAGATAAGTTCTTAACGCGTATTTTACATCCTTATGACATTTTACGTACTCTATTAGTACCTGTTCTTTGGATAAATTTAACATGTTTCATTATTTTGGTCTCGATAATCCTAGTCCATTTAAGAAATCATCAAATCCTTCATCGTCATCTTCATCGTCACCGCCACTCAACGCTTCTTCCGCGTCATATTCTTTCAATTCAGTAACAATTTCATTAACCATCCTCTGAATAAATTGAGTTCCTTGTGGGTCACCTGAAAGTATAAGTTTAGCAACTCTAAAAAATTCTTCAGCATTTAATTTAGAAAATCTCATAAATAAGTAATGTTGGATGTGTTTCATGTCTTCATCAAACAATTCGATTGGATAAGCTTGTAAGAATTTTTCCCAAAAAATTGGACCTAATCGAGAATCCCAAATTTCTGCCGGTAAAGTATCTTCAGCACTCATAATCATTTCTTGTTGTTTTGGGTCATCAGGTAAACCGTGAGTACCAAATATTTCGTAAATACCTTTAACTAATTCATGAATTAAAAGCGGGAACGTCATTGCTCTTGCTTTAACTGTTGGTGGGTCAGTTTCGGTGTCAACTTCTGATTGTCCCATTTGACCACCACCGCCACCAGCCATTCCTTCCATATCAGGGAATAACCAATATGCGTGTTCCATTAAAGATTGTGACACGGTGTATAAATTCATTAATCTAGGGTCAATATCATTAAGTTCTCTTGAAACTAAATTAAACATGTGACCGCCTTTAAACGCAGCACCTTGAATAAGTGAGTTAATAA